CCCGGCGACATCGAGATGACGACGCTCGACATCCGGTGCATCGAGCATGTCGACCTGATCAAGATCGACTGCGAAGGCTTCGAAGAGAAGGTCGTGCGCGGCGGCCGCCTGACGATCGAACAGTGGCGGCCGGTGATCATCGTCGAGCAGAAGAAGGACATGGCCGCTCGCTTCGGCCTCCCACTGCGCGGCGCGGTCGAATTCCTGAAGACGCTGGGCTACAGCGTCGTGTCTGAAATCAGCGGCGACTTCATCCTGGTGCCGAAGTGAAGAAGATCGTCACGTGGCGGGCCACTTGGATCGACCGCGAGAAGGCGAGAGAGGCGACCCCGACCATGCCTGGCATCGGCGGCCTTATCTGTGGCGGCTTCCGCACGGAGACCGACGCGCGAGCATGGCGGCCGTACTTCGCTCGCTATGAATTCGTCGGCGTCGAGCAGGAGTCGCACGAGGTGGACGACGATGAGATGGTCAAGGATGTCAAGCGGCGACTCGCGACGAATCCGAGGTGGGAGGAGTTGACGCTCTGCCCAGACGATTCGCCGTGGATCGATCTTTATCGAGAGATCGCCGTGCGCGCCGGCGGCGTGTTCGACCGCGACTCAAGGAACGGCGACGCCTACGTGGTGATCCGGCGCAACCGACGAACGGTCAAATGAAGGTCTACATCGGCTACGACGAGCGCGAGCACGAGGCCGCACGCGTGGCCGCCAAGACGCTACGCGAGGTGAGCGGCGGCGAACTCGAGCCCGAGTTTCTGTGCGCGCCGAAGCTCGCCGACCAGGGCCTGCTCTGGCGCGTGGCTGACCACCGAGGCGGCCAGGACTACGACCTGGTGAGCAATGCGCCGAAGTCGACGCGGTTCGCGATCTCGCGTTTCCTGGCCCCCCTGCTCTGCCAGGACGGCTTCGCGCTCTTCGTCGACTGCGACATGGTCTTCCTCGAGGACCCGCGCAACATGCTCCGCGAGATCAGCGCCGAGCACGCGGTGAACGTGGTCAAGCACGACCACCGCCCGACCGAGCGCTGGAAGATGGTCAACCAGGCGCAGACCTCGTACCCGCGGAAGAACTGGTCGAGCGTGATGCTCTTCAACTGCGCGCACGCAGCGAATCGACGTCTCTCCCTGCGCGACGTGAACGAGCGGCCGGGCCGCGACCTGCACGCCCTCTACTGGCTGCACGACGCCGAGATCGGCGCGCTCGACGAGCGGTGGAACTGGCTGGTCAACGTGCAGGACAAGCCGGAGCGAGTGGGCATCGCGCACTTCACGCTCGGAGGCCCGTTCACCACCGGATGGGGCGGCGCCAAGCACGACGACCTGTGGCTTGCCGCCGCCGGCTGAACCCATTGAAGGAGAACGTCGGGATGACCATCGTGTCGAAGATGATGGCCGCCGCGGCCGCGTTCCTTGCCATGGCCGGAGCGGCCGCGGCGCAGGACTTCTGCCTCCCCAAGAGCACGTGGGCGCCGATCGACCTTCAGGGTGGTGTGCTCATGGAGGGTCGAGACAACCAGGTCAAGGGCGATTGGTCGGCGATCTGGTGCCCGACGACGGAGCTTGACCCGAGCGGAAGCGGGCGTGTGGTTTGGCGTCTCCGTACCTTCGCCGTGCTCGACAAGTACAAGTCCGTCGACGCCAGCACGCTCGCCGCGCTGACCGCGCAGGTTCTGTCCGCGCCGAACCCCGGTGCCGCAATCAGGGAGATGCTCGCGGCCCGCAGCATCATCCCGCCGGCTGGCACGCAGGATCGCTTCGACTGGGAGACCCTCCTCTTTCAGGCGTGCACGCAAGGTGTCGCGCTTCCGCCTGGTGCCGGACCGACGCAGGTGCTGAAGAACACCTGCAAGGCGCCAGACCCGGTGCCGCCGACAGCGCCGGCACCGGCCATCTACATGGTCACCAGCACGCAGGCATTCCCGCTGAAAGCGGACGGCACGCGTTCGATCTCGCCGATTGCAGCGAAGCCGACCAGGGGAGAAATCTGCGACTGCACTGGAGTGAACAGGATCGTCCAGTACGGCGCGACCTTCTGCAAGGTGCCCAGCCTGAGCACCACGCAGACCATCGTGGCTGGCTGCAGCCTCAAGAAGCCATGACCACGATCGACGAACGGCTCGACCGACTCGAGCACCTGCTGCTTTCGCAGTACCACCTCATCAACTTCTGGAGCTCCAAGATCATGTCCGACTTCGCCACCGTCAAGCAGGCCCTCGAACAGGCCGCGGCCGCCGCCGCCATCGACCGCCAGGAGGCCGTCGAGCAACGCGCGCTGGCCGAGCAGGCCGTCGGCCTGCTGCAATCCCTCAGCGCGTCGATCGCCGCGCTCAAGGAGCAGATCGCCGCCGGCACGGCCGCCACGCCGGAGCAGATGGACGAACTGCTCGGCATCGCGGGATCGATCAACACCAATCTCGCGGCCTCCCGTGCGGACTCCGACGCGGCCGAGACCACGCTCAGCGACGGCGTCGCGGCGGCAACGCCGGCCGAGCCGACTGCCTGAGGCCGGCACAGTGGTCTGGCAAGCAGGCGTCGGAGCCAAGCTCTCCGTCAAGGGCGCGCTCGAGTTCAAGGATCGGGACGGCAAGGTCATCAAGACCGTGCAGGTCGACATGGCCGTGCCGCTCGAGCAACTCGGCATGAGCGTCGAAGAGGCTCAAGAACTGACTCGGCAGTCACAGCCGAGCCCCGCAACACCGCTCGATTCCTGAGCGTCGCGGGGGCGGCTGCCGCCGGCCGCGCCCCGCTCCATCACCCCAACGCGAGCACCGCCTTGACCGACGTTCGGTCGAGGCGCGCTCGCGCTCGCGCGTCGGTTCTCGCCGCGTGGATTCACGACCACCGCCCATAGGAGCGATTGCACATGTCCCTCACCTACCACAACAACTGCCGCGCCGCGGCGCTGGATGGAATCCTGGCGCTGTTGAACGGTGGAGACTTCCGTCTCCTGACGGCGGCCGACGCGGAGCTCGCGGCGCTGCGCTTCCAGACCAGCGGCGGCGCGTTCGGGGCGGCCAGCGCCGCGAGCCCGGCCGTGGCGCAGTCCAACGCCATCACCGCCGACACGTCGGTCTCGGCCGGCACCATCGCCAAGTTCCAGCTTCGCACCGCCGGCGGAACCGCGATGATCTCCGGGTCGGTGGCCGCCGGCTCGCCCAGCGGTGATCTGAACCTGAGCGACGTGGTGATCCCCGGCGACGCAACCGAAGTCAGCTGCAGCGCGGGGCTTCAGATCAGCCTGCAGCTGAGCTGAGCACCTCGTGCGCTGGAAGCTGAGGGCGCCATTGCGCGTGCCGCAGCTGAACGGCGGGCTTTCTGTCGCTGGCGACGTGTCGGCCGCCAGCAGCGGTGGCGGCGGCGGGAACGATGGCTCGATGCCGGAGTACATGGCTGCCATCGCCGACTATGAGGTGCTGCAGCTGACGTCGGCGGCCAACGGCAAGGCGACGCTGAACTCGACGATGCCTGTGGCCTGGCAGGGGCTGACCGGCGGCACCTACGGCAACAACGCCAACATCACCGCGGCCTTCTCGGGCGGCGCTTGCAACCCGCTCGACGGTGACCTCTACATCAACGGCGGCGGGCATGGGGACTCGGCGAACAATGGTCTGTGGGTCTACCGCTTCGCTGGCACCACGCTGCCGACGGGCTGGGAGCTGCTGGACATCAGCCCATCGCCGGCAAGCTGCTCGCCGAACACCGACCCGACGTCGACCTCTCCGAATCGCCCGGTCTCGATCCATACCTACAACGGCCTCGGCCTGGACCCGGACACGAATCGGCTCTTCCGCTTCGGCGGCGGCCAGTGGGACAGCGGCGCCATGCCGACCAAGAACTGGTTCTTCGACATCGAAGCCGGGACCTGGTCGCAGGCGCCCAATACCCCATACGCCGCGAACAACCCGGTCGTCACGATCGTTAACGACATCGGCCGCAAGGCGCTGATCATCAGCCACTCGGGCGACGGCTGGTTCTACCGCATCGACACCAACACCGCCGGCAACACCATCTCCGAGGAGCAGCAGGCATTCGACTCCGTCAGCTCCTACGACCCGACGCGCGATCGCGCGTACCTGTGGGCACCCAGCGAGCTGTGGCAGTTGGACATCAACTGGATCGCCGAGACGGTGACGATGGTCGAGGTGACGCCGACCGGATCAACGAGCTTCCTTTCGGGATCGACCGGGGCCATGTTCTACGACCCCGACAGCGATGTTCATTGGCTGTTCCCGCTGGTCGAGGGCTCGACCTCCATGACCTCGGTCTACAGCATGGACCCCGACACGCTGGTGATCACTGCGCACGCGACCAGCGGCGACAACACCGGCTTCGACACCGACGGCTGGACCGGGTCCTACAACAAGATTTGCCCGATGTTGCAGTGGAGGTGCGTCGGCCTGGTGACGGGCATCGACGACCCCCCGCGGATCATCAGGCTTCCCATCCTGTGAGGCACGCATGAGAGCGTTCGTCCTGTTCCTGCTGATCCTGCTGGCGCCTGCTGCGTACGCGGCGCCGCCAGCCGGGTGCGAGTCCGAAGGCGGGCTGTCCGCGCGGAACGACATCGTGCTGTGCGAGTCGTGGGAGTCGACGACCTGGTACCTGACCTCGAGCCGCTACTACCAGGACGGCGAGAAGACCTCCCCGACCGTGGCTGACGCGAGCGATGTCACGAACACCTCGATCATCAAGTCCGGCTGCATCTCGGGGAAGTGCCTCAAGGTCCGCTGCCGGGCCGCCAACGATGCCGACTCGTCCAATCGAGGCTGCGGCGGCATGCTGTCGATCTGGGTCGCGCTGCCGGGCACGCTGCAGGAGGCCTCGGCGCGCTACTACCTCCGCACCTCGCCGAACTGGTCGCCGGTCAACTACGCCAATTGCGCGCCGCCGTGCACGCCGACTGCCGGAGACAACGGTGGCAAATGGCCAGGCTTCGGCGATGTCCGCACCAACGGGGACCCGTCAGGCCAATGCGGCAACGGAGGGGCCGGCAACGAGAGCGACGGCATCAATTGCTGGAGCGCTCGCCTCAAGTACCGGAACAACCTCGGCTCTGGCAGCGCGAACCTCTGCAGTGGCGACGGGCTGGGCGGGAACACGCGGCTCGGCTGGTATCTGTACCTGCCGCCAGCCGACGCAGCGAACAACCAGATGTTCGCGGCCTTCGACAACCAGTCGTGGGGCACGGACATGGCCGGCTCGGGCGGCACGTGCGCCAGCCATCCGCTGAACGTCGGCAGCACCGGCAGCGACAGCACCAGCTGCGGCAAGGGCTATGCCTGCATCCGCAATGCCAAGTGGCACCTCGTCGAGCTCTACGTGAAGATGAACACCGTCGGATCCTCCGACGGCGTGCTGCGCGCCTGGATCAACGGCGAGCTGAAGTACGAGAAGACCAATGTCGAGTTCCGCCTGACCGGGCACGACGGCCTGCACGTCCGCGGATTTTGGCTCGACGTCCACATGGGCGGCGAGTTCGTCGGCCCGCTGCGCGAGTCCTACATCGTGCTGGACCAGCTGGTCATCGCCACCGGCGCGCGCATCAACGGCTGGCAGCCGTGAGGTGAACTGATGGCACTTTCCGTCACCAGCATCGTCCCGCTCACCAAGAGCGGCGACGCGCACGGCACCGGCGCCTTCACCACCGCGGCGTTCACGCCTGGTGCAGGCGTGAAGCTCCTCGTGCGGCTGTTCGCTATGAGCAACAGCAACGACGCGCTCGCCGGGTCGGATCTGACGATCACGGATAACACCAGTGGAGGCCCGCTGACGTGGACGATGAAGAAGGAGTCCACTTCGGCCGACAGCCCTGGCTATGGCTACGCCGGGAAGATCTGGCTCAGCTCGAATACGCCGGCAGGCTCGATGACGCTGACCTTCGACGCCGGCACGTTCAACGTCACCAACTACCTCTACGCCGTCGACGCGGTGACCGGAGAGGACACCATCACGCCGACCGGCGCGACGGCGATCGGCACCGATGCCGACGGCGAAGGTGCCGCCTCCATCACGCTGGACGCCGCGCCTGCAGCGTCGTCCGTCGTGCTCGCCATGGCGATGATCGCGCACGACAACACCATCGGCAGCATCGACGCCGGGGCGGACTTCACCGAGGAGACGCCCGAGATCGCGCGCAGCGGTTGGCTCAACGCACAACTGCAGCGCCGCACCGGCAGCACCAGCACCACCGTCGCCTGGGCTGACCTCAACAACGGCGGCAGCACGCCACTGGGCGCGCTGATGATGGCCGTCGAGATCAAGGCAGCTGGCGGCGGTGCGTTCAACCTGTCGCAATCAGGCGATGTCAGCCTGCACTGCACCATCGCGGTCGCGGGCGATACCGAGTATCTGATCAAGCGCTGGCGTATCCCGACCAACGCACCGGAGGGGACTCCGGTGCATGTGACGATCTTCAGTGGTGCGAGTCCCACATACGCAATCGTCGCGCAGGGAACCACCACAGTGCACGCCGATGGCTACATCGAGATCTCAGGGTCGGGGACCGTCGGCGCGAAGGCGCTGGGATTCGTCCACAACTACGACGACGACACCGAGACGTCGAGCATCAATGGCGGCCCCTGCGTCGCGCAACTCATCGACGCGGGGTAGTCCATGGCGCTGACGCTGCGCTGGGCCGAAACGTGGGACGGCTCGGATCTCGCGTGGTCGGAGACCTGGGGCAGCAGCGGACTATTTGACATCTCCGCTCAGACGCCGATTGCGCTTGCCGCAGCGTTGGCGTGCTCCGGCGACATCGACATCGCGCAGCCGCTGCTGGTCGACCTGTCGGCTACTGCACCGATTGCTCTCGCGGCCACCACGAGCGTCGTCGGCGATCTCGGCATCGTCGGCCCGCACGAGTTCAACGTCTCCGCGCTGGCGCCGATCGCACTGGTCGGCGCGCTCACGGCGAGCAGCGGAGATCTGCAGATTGGCCGGCGCGTTGACGTGTCGGCGGTGTCCCCGATTGCGCTCGTCGGGGTGCTTGCGGCGGCTGGTGACATCACCATCGCCGAACCTGTCAGCTTCAACGTCACGCAGCAGGGCGCGATCGCCCTGAACGGCGCACTGCAGCACAGTTCAGCCCTCGGCGTACGGGTCCCATGGGAGGTCGAAAGCCCGCTGGAGTTGAGTTTCTCGGCGGCACTCTCGGTCGCGGGCGACATCGAGATCGTCGCGGCATCACAGTTCAACGTGCAGGCGACTACGCCAGTTGCGCTGGCCGCGTCGTTGGCCGTCGCTGGCGACACCCAGATCAGCGCACCGATCGAGTTCGACGCAGTTCAGGTCGGGGCCATCACTCTCCAGTCCAGCCTGGCCCTTGCCGGTGACATCGGCCTGGCGCGCAGGTTCGATATCGCTGCGGGCCAGCTGTCGTTGCAGGGCTCCGTAGCGCTGGCCGGAGACGTCGACTACGTTGCGCCCGTGGTGTTCGACATCACCGCCGGGCAGATCTCGATCGCTGCTTCCGCCAACGTCAGCGGTGACGTACGCGCGTCCACCCCGTTCCACATCGTCCAGGTCGGGCAGATCGATATCGGCGGCACGCTGAACCTCAGCGGCGACACGCAGGTGTTGACGCGCTTCGACGTCGAGCCAACGGCGGCACTGGCGCTGCAGGGGTCGATGGGAGTTGCGGGCGACGTCGCGATCGCAGTGCCAGTAGTTGTCGACCTGCAGGCAACGTCTGCAGTCGCGATCGCTGCCGCTGCTCAGGTGGCCGGCGACGTCTTCATCGGAAGCCCGTTCGACATCGCGCAGATCGGCTCGATCGCGGTCGCCGCGGTTGTGGATGTCGGCGGCGATGTCGAGTACACGATCCCGTTCGACCTCGAGATTGTGGCGCCCGTGGAACTTCTTGCATCGATCAGCGCGTCGGCCGGGCCGCTTGGTTTCGCCGAACCGCCGATCGTGATCTATGCGTCGATCCCGGCATCCAGCGTCGGCCGCGCCGCGAAGGCGCGCCGGCGGCCGGCACTCACCAGCACCAGGCGGAGGGGTTGAATGAATCCGAAGGTCATCAGCGCGCCGATCGCCGAACCGGTGTCGCTGGAGGAGGCCCGCGGGCAGTGCCGCGTCGAGGCCTACGGCACGCCGGCGGCGCACCCCGACGACTTCATGATCGAGGTCTACATCTCGGCGGCGCGCGAATGGGTCGAGAACTACACCGGCCAGGCCATGTGCCCGCAGACGCTCGAGCTCGCGCTCGACGAGTTCCCGGAGGAGGAGATCGAGATCACGCGCGGTCCAGTGCGCGCCATCACCTCGGTGAGCTACGCCGACGAGAACCAGGTCGTGCAGACGCTAAGCCAAGACGCCTATGCGCTCGACACGAACTCGGATCGCATCTGGCTGCTGCCCGCGGCGGAGACCGAGTGGCCGACGGCCGGCGAGTTCGCCAACGCAGTGAAGATCCGCTACGAGGCAGGCTACGACATTCCGGGCGGCAGCCCTCAGGACAACCCTCTGCCAGCGTCCGCGAAGGCCGCGATGCTGCTTCTGATCGGCCACCTGTACCGCAACCGCGAGTCCACTGTCGAGCGCGCGCTGGCCGAGATGCCGCTCGGGGTCCGCTCGTTCCTCGACGGTAGCCCAACGAAGGTGCGCCAGGGGTTCGCATGACCGCAGGGCGCCTGAACCAGAGGATCACGGTCCAGCACTACGTCGCGGCCTCTGCGTCGCTGGGCGAGAAGGTCAAGAACTGGGCCGACCTCTTCGTCGACCTCAGCGCGGAGGTGCTGACCGCCCGCGGCCGCGAGGACTACGAGGCCGGCCAGTTCCAGAACGAGGCCACGATCCGGTTCTGTGTCCGGTACCGCACCGGCATCGACTCCACGATGCGGATCATCTGGAAGGACAAGATCTACGCGATCATGTCCGACCCGGTCAACTGGAAGGGCCGCAACGAGTGGCTGTACATCGACGCGAAGTCAGGAGCACGAGATGGCCGGTGAGATCTACCGCCTGAAGCTGGCGGGCTACGACCAACTCCGCGAGGCGTTGCTCAACCTGGCGCCGCAGTTGCGTCGCAAGCGCGGCACGCGCGCGCTCGCGAAGGGCGCGGACCTCGTGCGCGAGGAGGCCAAGCGTCCGGGCGTCGTGCAGGTGCTGGTCAAGCCGATCTACCGCAAGGGTCGGCTCTACCGCAAGCCCGGAACGGTGCGCGACGCGATCAAGGTGCGCGTGAGCAAGGAGGCGCGGCGGGCCGGTGACGTGGGTGTGTTCGTGAACGTGCAGCCGGCCAAGGGGGCCGATCGCGGCGCGAACAGCCCGAACGACCCCTTCTACTGGCGCTGGTTGCACTTCGGCGGCAAGACCGTGCCGCGGCCGGTGCCCTATCTCACGATCGGAGCGCGCGTGCTGCCCGGTCCGGCGCTGCGCGCGATCGAGGCCGCGCTCGGTGACGAGTTCCGCCAGCTTGACCTGCCGGGGATCCCGAAGTGACGCCATCCGAGGAACTGCATTCGATCCTGGTCGGCGGCAGCCCGCAGACAAGCGCCGGCGACAAGGTCCGCTTCGATGCCCTCGAGGAGGGCGACGAGGTGCCATTCATCGTCCTGCGCCGAGTTGGCGTCGACCGTGACTTCGGTCTCGACAACACGCTGCTGAGCACGAAAGAGACATTCCACATCGAGTGCTGGGCCGAGTCGCGCGGCGAGGCGCAGGAGATCGAGCAGCAGGTCGTCGACCGGCTGCTGGCCGCGGGCATCCCGCCAGACCCGAACGACGTCGACGGGTTCACGCCGAACCAGGACGTGCGCTGCGTGGTCGTCATCGCCTCGATCATCAACTAGACCAGCACACCCACCTTCTCATCCCAGCCCGCCACCCGGCGGGCTTTTTCGTTCCCCCACCAGCCCGGCTTGCCCGGGCTTCTTCACATCTGAAAGGCAATCGTCATGGTCGACATCGTCAAGGGCCGCAACGTACGCGTCGAGGTCGGTTTCACCGAAAGCGCGCTCAAGGTGGTCACCAACATCACCAAGGCCAATCCGGGGATCGCGACGGTTCCCGGCCACGCGCTCGCCATGGGCTCCGTCGCGTACCTCGACGACGTCGAGGGCATGGACCCCCTGAACGGCCAGGCCGTACGGCTTGCCGCCGGCGGTTCTCCCACCGCCGACAACTTCGCTCTGGAGGGCATCAAGACCACCAACTTCGCGGACTTCATCAGCGCGAACCTGATCCCCATCGCCACCTGGCGGACGCTCTCGCAGTCCACGCAGTACCAGCTCGGCGGCGGCGCGCCGCGGACCGAGGACGTGGGCACCCTGCTGGACACGACGGAGAAGCTCGAGACCGTGAAGCTCTCGGCCGAGACCGTCACGATCGACGTCCGCTCGCTCGAGGAAGACAACGAGGCCATGGAGAAGATCCGCGAGGTCGCGCGCGACGCCGGCAACATGGTCTTCCGCATCACCCTCGCGCTCGGCGCGCAGCGCATCTTCCTCGGCCAGCCGAACATCCCGGGTGAGAGCCTGGCGCAGGGCGGCACCGGCACCGGTCAGCTGACCGTCACCGTGAAGGGCCAGATCGTGTACCTGCCGGCGCTGGCCTGATGGACAGCAAGCTGATCCTGGCGCAGCGGCTCAAGAAGCGCGAGCACAAGGTCGACCTCGGCGGCGGCAGGAGCGTCACGTTCTTGCGGCCGACCGAGGTCGAGATGGGCGGCATGCTCGTCAAGCACCCGACGGACCCGACGAAGATGACCTGGAAGGTCGAGCTCGAGGACGTGAAGCGCTGCGTCTTCGACTGGACGTTCACGCAGGCCGACCTGCTGGGCGCGGACATCGCGCCGCCCGATCCGGTGCCTTTCGATGCCGCCCTCTGGGCGGAGGTCTGCAGCGACTCGGTCGAGTACGTCAACAAGGTCGCCGACGAGATCCTCGAATCGGTCGTCGAGTACATCAACAAGCGCGAGGCCGCCCGAAAAAACTCGCTGCCCGCCTAGACCAACAGGCGGGCGTCCAGTGGGAAGGCGAGCAGCCGGAGTTCCGGCCCGAGGACGACATCGCGATCGCGATCTTCAACGGCCTCGCGGACGGCTACGGCGGGATCAACTGGGCCGGGTTCGAACTGCTCGCCGGGAAGTTCGGCGTCGAGGATCCGGACGACCTGATCGAGCGGCTGCTGGTGATTCGAAGCCACAAGGGACCAGAGGACGAAACGACTGATGCGGAATCGTGAAGTGAGCGAGGCCTGACGTGGCACTGGCAAGTCTGACCGTCGACCTGACGCTGGCCCTGGCCAAGTTCGAGGGCGACAGCGGCAAGGCTGCGCAGATCGTCTCGCGCGACCAGGAGCGCATGAGCGCGGCCGCGCGCGGCTTCGAGCGCCAGCTTGAGCGCCTCGCCGACCAGGCCAACCGCACGCAGGGCCAGTTCCTTGCGCTCAAGGCGGCCGAGCTTGGCGTCGGGGGCGATGGCTCGAAGATCCAGCGCCTGATCGACCAGATCGAGCGGCAGGGCACGGCCACCGCGGCGGCGTCGGCTGGCCAGATCGCTTCGATCAAGTCGACGACCGGCGCGGCGGAAGCCTCCGTCGACCGCCAGCGCGCGCTGAACGACCAGCTCGTCGCGAGCATCCGGTCCGTCAACCGCGCGTACGAGGAGCGCCGGGCCGCCCTGATCGCGCAGGAGAAGGTCGGGACCATCACCCCCGAGGCCCTGAAGACCGGCCTGTCTGGTCTGTCGGCGACGCGCAGCGACGCGATCCGGCAGCTGAAGGAGGAGGCGGC